TCCCGCAAAAAGTGGACTGACTTAGCCCATGTCACTGTGATCGGTCACGATCACTCACCAATGCACATAGTTCGTGAGACTGTGCGCACAGCTGGGCAATTACAAACTGTCATTTTCACGCGGACTTTTCATTTTGATGCTAAGATAGCCATGACTGTTCCCATTGCAAAATGGTGTAACAACAATTACTTAGTCCCCGACATAGTTGAATTTATCAAGAAAGGCCCTTTGGGCTGTCGCTTTTTCAGAACACAAAGCGATTTAAAGCACTTTTTAGTGCCATCACATGTCGTTGACGGGCTTTTGGCTTATTCACAACGTGCCGCCGATGAATCTTATCAATTCAAGGAAGTGGCCACCTTAGCACAAGGTTATAAAAGGATGCTTAAAATTGGAGATAAAGTGTTTTTCGAGAATTGGGAAGTCGATCCTGATTCATACTTTCGAGTCGTGATCTCATTGTTCATCATTGGTGCCGTTTATCGCACTGAGAGGACACAAAATATATCACTAGCTTTCAAAGAGATCAAGGCGGTGACGACTAGAGGGTTTATCTCAAAACACATACACCATTTCGGTAGACGTTTCGCGAATTTTATCAGCGAACTTGGTGATCTCGATTCTGGTAAACTTGACAATACGTTGTCAACTGAAAACCAAAGAGCCGGTACAGCTTTCACAGCCCCACGCAATTTAGGGTTGATTGATAAAGATACACAGACTTTAATTACCGAGTTAAAAGTCGTTGTTCCAAAAGACTACACTGCGTATCTGATACATAGATGTAGTGATGATGTTCCAGCAGTTGGTGCTATGCCAGCTTTTATGCCCGTACCACCACCCGGTACTGCGCCCCCACCACCACCACCAGGTTTTGGCGGCGTTGCCGGTGTCGCGACAGGTCCACCTGTCTACGTAGGCGTTGGCGGCGGTATTATGACCGCTCCACCTAAGACATCATCACCAGTAGTTGGACTAAGTTCCTCTACAATGCGTGCATTACCTGATATTGATATCAGTGATATTGAGCCTAGCCGTACTCACGTTTACGGTAAAGGTCTGGGTATTCATATACCTAGACATCGCAGTTCATCAGCACGTTTTACACATCTTACTGCCAGCGCTAGGAATTCCATTTCTCGCAGCAGTTCACGCAGTAGTTCTACTGATTCAAAAACTTCCAACTCATTAATTCATGAGCCTGGCTATCTCGCTCAAAATAGAGCTGGAAGTTTTATTCCATTGACAGGCGCTAGTACACCCAATACTAGCACAATGCCGTCATTAACTACTAATACCGCTAACGTCGTCACTTCTATTAACGGAGATGATGACGAACCAACACAACAGTCATTCCGACCCATCGTGAGTAATCGAGTGGCTACTATCTCATTAAACCAACTTAGGGGCACATTATCTACTTTGATGATTGATGACCCTTCGATAGCAAATGAGATTAAGAATAAGCAATTTCCGAAACACTTTCGTGTCGGTCATTGTGCTATGCAATCTGTTTACGAAGCTTATTATAATAGGCCAAGTAGACTTAATAAAAAGATGGCAATTAGCGAATTTATTCGATTGTGTTATGGTTTGTTTTTGGGTGGCGGTTTTTCCGCGGATGATACTAACAGGTATATATATTGTGGAGATTGGGGCACGACTCAATGTTCGCAATTCATTATCACCC